GTCGGTGTTACTGGATTAGTTCCACTTGTGCCTTGTAATATTCCATTTGCCATTTTTTATTTCTCCAATGTTTATGTTCTTAAGAAGTAGTTGTACGCTAATGGTAAGCCTAGTACTGTTCCGCTAAACACTATGTTTGCTTTTATATTTATCGGATCACCGCTTACTGATGTAATTAAGTTGCTTCCAATAAAGATATCACCTGCTGTTACTGAGTTAACAACAAGCGATGCACCACCGCCACCAATTTGTGCTTCGATGTATGCTTTTACTGCTCGCTGTGTCGGAACAATAGTATCNGAATTAGCTGTCATGAACGGGTCTGTACTAAATTCAGTAATACTTGCAGAGTTTCCTCCTAATGTAACTTCACCTAGTGTAAGTTCTTGTAGACCTGCAATGTTAAATGCATCTGCATTCAATGTAGCAACACCTGTTGCTTGTTCAACACTAAACAAGTCGCCAACTCTAAAGTTGCCGTCTTGGTCAGTTGCAGTGTAGAACACACGCCCGCCGTTTTCTTCGTTTGTTTCATGATCCTGTTGCGGAGCATTTACTGGTATTCCAGGATAGTTAGTATCTACAAAGTTTCCTGTACCAATGTCTAAGAAATCGTGTCCTGTTAGACGTACTTGCGAGAATCTAATACGCATTTCTACACTATCGCCGTCAGCAGGGGCATCTTCAATTTCCATGTTAGGCGAAAGTTGCAAGAACGCAGTGTATGATCCTTCATTTAGGCCTCTAAAGCTAACTACGTTAACAAGTTTAAAATATTGTCCTGGAAGGGATCCAAATACAACGTTTGATCCAGGTACTGGTCTTTCTGTTAATCTTCTAACAGCTACAAATTGTCCGTCTTGGAAGAAGTCTGCAACACCATTACTTGCATTTGCATTAACATCCGCACTTGCTGCTGTATATCCACTGCCTCGAGAAACAAAAGTTGGATTTGCAAGAGCACCTTTGCCAATTCTAACAGAAAGGATAACATCATTAATGTTATTAGGATCTGTTACTGTAATTGTAGGTTCTGTACTATAACCTGAACCTGGTTCACTAAGCCTAACTTCAAATAATTGCTCATTTGAAATACTTGCTCTTCCTTTAGCCCTTGCACCAATGTTAGCATACTTTGCACCTGTACCAGCATTAAATGGTAGTATAACAAATTGACCTGTTCTTTGCGGATTGCCAAATGCTACTGCATTAAATCCGCCAGCAATTGCTCCACCGCTTAATGTATAAGCAGTCCATACCTGTCCATCTTCTGAATATTCAATTTCGTCAGTATCAGTTGAAGTAATAACAAACATGCCGTGTCCGTATGCAATTCTGCGCTCTGTTGCAGTTAAGTTAAGTGTTAGAGCAGTACCTTCTGATCTTTCTGGATCATACCACGTCTTACCATCTAGGCTATACATAGTACCGTTNGCTCCGCCNAGTGCAATAAATCTCCCGTTGCCAAATGTAATATCTGATCCTGCATTACCTGGAAGAGTTACATCGTTCCATACAATCCCGTTATTTGACCATGCTGCGCTTGTTGTGCCGCTTGCTATTGCAACAAATACTCCTGCGCCGTATGTAATAGAATCAAACCCGATAGCTGATAATCCATCAGTAGTAAGTGTCCAGTTTTGGCCGCCATCGTCTGAGTAAGCAACATCTCTGTCTGCAGAACTAATTGCAACGAATCTATTTGCAAGAGTATCAATAATAGAACCAAATGTAATTCTTGTTTCTGCTCCAGTATTCATTCCTCCCGGAAGTGAACTAGTTGACCATGTATCAGCATCTGCCGAATAAGCAACATTATTACTTCCGTCTGCAACAACAACTATTACACTTTCTTTATATGTTGACGATCCGTCGTATTGCAGCCCGGATGCTATTCTTGACCATACTCCTGATCCTGCGCTAGGTAATGTCTCTGCTGTAAATGTTGTTCCGTCTACACTTACTGCACTAGCAGTAGTACTAGATACTGCTAAGAATTTACCCTTTTGTCCAACACCAGTAAAATCAAAGTCTACTATAGCACCAGTAGCACTATTAATAGTAGTAATTGTAATAGTAATATCGTTTGTTGTTGCAACTCCGTCCAAGCTAGTTCCTGAAATAATAACAGTATCAAGTCTATTATATCCAGAACCNCCGCCGTTTAAAGTTACGTAATACTTACTTCCGTTCCTAATAACATCAAATGTTGCACCGTTGCCATCCGAGTCAGTAGTTGTAGCTAATCCAACATACTCAGCTGATGTTTCAATATATTTTACATCAGTCCAAGTACTAGATGACGGTAGTGTTAAATTACCAGAAGTTTTTGTTGGGCCGCTAAACTCAATTCTAGGTTCAACTTGATACACTGATGTTGAATTCGGTGTTACCCAAGGTGTTCCTGGAACAACATGGTCCCATCCTGCTAGTCCGTCTGATTCNCTAATAACTGTTGCTTCTTTTGATCCTGAATTATAAGTATNGATAATACCATACTGTCCAATTCCTGCTCCGCCAACAATATAAATTTTCATTCCTGGGTATGCTGATGAAATATTACCATCTGTTGCAGCAAGGAATATTCCAGTATTGCTACCAGTTTGTGCAGTATTACCTACTACTACATATCCGCTGCCGCCAGCTGCGCCTGAAGAGTCGTTTACTTCTTCAATTCTTACACGGTAAACGCCGTCATCTCTAAATTCGTCGCCAACNACAACTTCGCTATCGCCTGCGCCAAATACATCATATGCTACTTCGGTATAGTCATTGCCTGCATGGCCAAATTCGTAGTTTAATATTTGATTGTTATCTGTATTAACCTGCGATACAGTTGCACTGTATTGAGTTCTGTTGTCTACAAGACCAGTAACTTGTACTTCGTCTGCATCAACGCCTTCAGCTACCGAACCCCAAGTTCCGTATGAGTTGTTTCCGTTTGTTGCACGAATACGTCCGCCGTTTTCTGCTAAGTAGCCTACATGCGAGTAATATGTAAACACTGACACAAGTTCTGCTCTACCATTGTTAGTGATCCAGGCTCCAATACCATCACTAATAACCTGTGTAAAGTCATTCGACACCATTGAGTCATTGCCGCCGTTATGCAGAGCTCCGTCAATTTTTTGACCAACTGCTGCATAACCAAATGTTGTATTATTTTGCAAATACGGTGAACGTGATGTAATCCATACACGTTGGTCGTTTGGTCCCCAACCTGGGTCAAGCGATGCATAAGCACCCGCTGTTACTCTCGACGTACCGTATGCATTTGTAGGTGTTAAGTCGCCNCGCAACCCATCGAGTGTTTGTAAACGTAAACCTGTACCATTACGCATGTAGTAGAAATCTTCTTCTTGCGATCCGATTACACTATTAATATAATATCTTGCAGCAAGTTTTGTTTTATATATACCTGGACGATAAAAAGTTATTCCATCTGTATATTCTCTCTTCCACTTATACGCCCATGTTAAATCCCATTTCATTGCATCAACATATGCAACTACATCTCGAGTACATAATTCTGTATTATAATCGTAAACAGGAGCTACGTCAAACACTTCGTTGTGTTGTTGTATTACGGTTGTAGAACCATATTTAAATAATGAAATTGTAAAATGTGTATCGTCAACAATACTCTTAACAAAGTAAGTAATACTATCATCGAGACCAGCATTAGTTATTGCATCGGTAGAATCATCTGGATTAGTAAATCTAATTTCCATATTTTCTTCCATCCAAGCAGTACTTGAAATTTCAAATTGGTTATTAGATGCGTTTGTTTCAGTAACAGTGTCTTTAAAGTAGTTGTCAACGTGTGCTTGAACTTCAGCTACCATAAAGTCTTTATTCATTTCTAGCTGTCTAATTGCATTGTAAACTTCTATATCTTCAACTTGCGCATTGCTTCCTTCTGACGATCCGCCTAAGACAATATCATCAACGTATTCCCAAGTTGTATCAACTTGATTGTTAAATGCAGCTATTGTGGCGCCGCCTGCACCAGATGCTGTTATAATGTCTTTAATTTTTAATCTTGCAAATTCAAATGCTGCAATCGAAGCTTCTTTTTGGTCTAATAAAACATTTGCACTTGGAGCTCTTAAATACGATAATGCTGCAAAAAGACTTTGGAAGTTTGTGCTTAGTGCTAAATCATATTCTGCTGCGTCAAAAATTAATCCAATATCTCGTGAGCATTTTACATGATTAAACACAAATTCGTTATATGTATCTGTAATATATTGTATTGTGTCTAATATGTTTTGTGCTAATCCATTATCAATTGCTGTTTTTTCAGATTGTAGCGTTGCACTTACTGCCAATGCTGATAAGTTTGGACGCACAACTGCCGGAAGTCCTGTAGTGTTTCCTGCATCTAATACATCAATAATAATTTGCATTTTTGCAATTAACGCATTGCCTTCTGTTGCAGTGCCGGGATCGCCTAATGTAGTTTGTATTTCTAAATTTGTCGACGATACAGTTACTAGTTGTTCTCTAGCAATTAAATCTAGTATAGTTTGCAATCTACCATATGCAGCTGATGTTTGTGCAGTTTGTCCTGCTGGGTAAGCTGCGCCGTCGGTTCCAAAATATGATTCTGCAATTCTTGTTGTTGCCATTGTTCCGCCATAAAGTATATCATACTTCATTGCTTCTACAATATATCCAACATCTCTTTCGCACTTAGTCGAATCGTATGTAAAATCTGTCCATATACCGCCAGATTGATCAGCAATCCATGCAGTGATTTCTGCTATAATAAAATCTTTATTTGCTTCAATATTATTAAATGCAGCATCTGCATCAGTTGTTGGAAGTGTTGCAGGAGCTGGATATGTAAATGTATCTGCAGAACCATTTCCGTTATTAATAATATCTACTACTTCAACATATGCATTACTTACTCTTGTGATTGCAGTAGAATCTGATAAATCGTCAATAATTAGATCTCTTATATACCTCAATGCTCCAACAGTTTGTGTTTTAGAATCTGCAATTCCGTATGCACCTGTAGGTCTGTTATGTGCAATGCCATTAAATATAGCATTATAATTAGTACCNAAAGCAACATCATATGCAATATCAGTAGCAANATTACTAAGATCTGTACGCTCTTTTGCACTGTTATATGTAAATGTTCCAAAGTTTGCATTAATAAAATCAATAGTTTGTTCTTGGATTGTTGATAGGTCTCCGTTAACAGCACTTTCAATTGTAGTAATATCAGCATCAGTGTACGAAGGTTTAGTAATTGTTGGAGCGTTTGCAATGCCGTCTCTAATTACTGTAATTAGATCATCCATTACATTGCCAATAATAGTCGATGCACCTACATTGCCGCCGGTTCCTTGAATTTGTTCTGTTTCTGATTGATAAAGAGGAGAAACTGCAATATTTCGTCCGGTTGTTTGCATTAGTTCTTTAAGATACTGATATGCTGCTAGTGTTGCTGTTTTTTCACTACTATCAATTTGTAGTGTTCCGGTATTGCCATTAAAATATGCTTTACCTGCTTCAACACTTGCCCAGTTTCCTCCATATGTTAAATCATATGCAACAGAATCCATAATTAGCGATACATCTCTTTTGCATTTTGTTTTACTATACAAAATGTTTGGATACTGATCAGCAATGTATGCAAGAATTTCTTCTTGAATAAATTCTTTGTTAAGTAAAAATAAATCTCTTGAACGTCCGTTAGCAGGAGTAGACATGTCCCATGCGTTTTCGTATATAGTTTCAATTTTTGTTTCAAGTTTATCATCTATAGCACGTCTAATAGTTCTTGCTAGTTTTTCAACTTGTGGAGCAACAACAGCAGTTTCAGCAAATGGCCATTCTTGGCTTTGTATTTCTGTATTTCCTGTAGTTTTAGAAACCGCATTACCAGTAACAACATCGCCGATAATAGCTTCCATTCTTTCTAGTGCTTTAAAACTATACTTTACATCGCCTTTTGGTGTTAAGTTGTTTGCTTGATTATATTTTGTTCTCGGCTGCACATTTGTAGCACGTAATTCGTCGCCCATAATACAGCAAAGTGCCGGAACAATAATTGGAAGAACTTCATAGTACCTACCAGTTGATACTTTAATTAGTGTTGTTCGTTCTTCTCTTGCCGGAATGTTATCAGCAACACCTGCCGTAATTGCATCGGTTATAATTCCAGTAAGTGATGTAATATTTGCAAGAGTCGATTCTGCTTCGATTGTACCATCAAACCATTGATCAACAACTGCTGTTGAATTATCTCCGTTAGTGCTTTGATAATTAACTGTTGGTGCAGCTTGATTTAGTACAGCTTCGATTACTTCTAAACCATATGTAATTGACGCAACTGTTTCTGTTTTCTGTCCTAGATACGGTGATCCTATAGTATCATTTATATATGCAAGTGCAGCTTCTCTTGAGCGCACATTGCCGCCATGCGTAATGTCCCAGACAAGTGCATCAACAATAAGACCCATATCTCTTTCGCATTTTGCGCTATTGTAATCAAAATCTGTAGTAAATGGAGTAAGTCCATTAGTTATTTGATAATCAGTCCATTCAACAATTTCTCGTTGAATAAATCTACGATTCATTTCTAGTAATCTTGCTGTTGATGGATTTTTAGCGCCTTGCTCTACTTGTGCTGCTGCATATCTAATACTTTTCCAAGGACGGTCAATTGATTGACCGTAAACTGGTGCAGGTTCATCAACGCCGTGTTCTGCAACATAATAAACATCTTCGGTTGAGCCAACAAATGCCCATTCAGGTATTTCTGACTGATTTACTGTTAACACTTGACCGTTTAGTCCAATAGGCAATCTTGTTGGAGCACTGCCGCTATAATAAACCATATCGCCTGATGTAGTTAAAACGCTTTGCTCTGTACCTACTGCAATAATATGCCAGTATGTGCCGGTAATATCTTGATCTGGCCTAGAATTATCTGCACCACTTACTTGTGGTATTTGGGTAGAGCCATCGTCGCCTTCAGAAAGGTGTCCTAAGATGCAAACATATGAGTTATCGCCATAACGAACAACATCTCCTAGTAGATATTCCGAATCATCGACCCATTCGCCTTTCCAATTAAGACCAGTTGTTAAGCGTTTCCAATATAATATATTAGGTGGCTGCTGATCTGTATGATCTTCAATACATACATAACTATATCCACCATGTGTTACCAATTCGCCAATTTTATATTCATAGCCTGTGCTATCTTCTCCCCATTCGCCTAAGAATTTAAAGCCTTCGGAAAATAGATCCCAATCTGTATTATCGAATGTTGTAGGAATTACGTTAGTATTATCAGTTTTTGAAATATATTGATTACCACCGTACTGTACAATATCTCCTGGTTGGTATTGGCCTTGATAGTTCCACTCATTTTCGTACTGGAATCCTTCTACAAATTTTTCAAATTTATCGGAGTTTGTTGCAAAAGAGTCAGCAGCTGATGTATGTTCCGTAGTACAAATCCACAAACTTGCACCATATCTTACAACATCGTTAATTTTATATCTTGTTTCAGTTGTCCATGTTGCTTTATATTCAAGACCTTGATTAAAGTAATCCCAGTTAGATTGGTCTGCTTCTAACCCAAGAGCTTCTGTTGCAGCAGAGGTATGTAATGTATTACATACATATGTAGTACCGCCATATTTTACAACATCATTAATTCTATATCTAGTGTCTGTTGACCAATTACCTTTCCAGTCAAGACCTTCGGCAAAAATATCCCATTTAGCTAAATCTGCTTCAAGACCGTCTTCGATAGTTGCGGCAGAAGTATGTATTGTATTTGCAATATATAATCTTGCACCATATGAAACAATATCGTCATATATGTATTCAGTACCTGTTTGCCAATCTCCCTTCCAGGTTTGACCATCACTTACTAAATTCCATTTTGGTGGTGTAATGTCAAAATCACTAAAGAAGTCTGACTGACTTTCGTGTCCTACAACACAAATATAAATCTTACCTCCAAGTGATATAACATCATCTTGATAATATGTTGTAGAAGATGTCCAAGCACCTTTCCAAACAAATCTAATTCTACCTAGTTTAAACTCTGCCATTTATTTAACTCCGCGTTGTAGTATTTATCATACTTCTTTTTTTATACTTTATTGCATGGTTTCGTCAAAGCCTTTAAAGTAAAGCATTTGACTAATTATTGTTCCTGATATTCCAGTTAATTGTTCAACTTCGTCTTCGTCAGTGTATACGCCATCAAAAACTGCTGGTCTGTCAAAGAATATATACTCGTCTGACGCACTTCGAATAACATTGTCTGAGGTACCAAAACTAACTCGTCCCGCAATAACATTGTTTGCTTCTAAGTTTTCGCCACCTACTGATAGTCGTTGTTCTAAGAACGTTGTAACAGCCCGTTGAGTCGGAATAACATTATTACTATCTTCTGACATAGTTGGATCTGTACTAAATTCTCTAACAACCGTACCTGTACCACCTAATCTAACGCCGCCTAGTGCTAGTTCGCTCAAACCATCTAAGTCAAAGAACTCGGCACTAATAGTAACAATACCCGTTGCCTGTTCGACACTAAACAGTTCGCCGCCTCTAAAGTTGCCGTCTTGGTCTGTACTTACATAAAAGACTCGTCCGCCTTCTAACTCAAGTACTTCGTTTTCAGGTGCAGCAGTAAAGAATGCGCCGCCTGCATATATTTNAGGATAATTGGTCTCTTCAAAATTTCCTGTACCTATGTCAAGGAAGTCATGTCCCGAAACACGACANTGCGAATATCTACTTCTTAACGTTGCTCCTGTTAAGTGCTGTAAATTATATTCGTTCTTTAATTTTGGAGTTACTTTAAACTGAACAAGTCTAGTACCGTTTCCGGTTCCGTCGTCTCCGAGGTCAATAATTTCAATACCAGTAAATAGATCTAAATCATCTGGATCTACAGTATCTTCATCAAGAATGCCATCAATTCTAATTTGCACACCGGGTCCTGGTACAATACTAACTCCTGTTAATGTTAATGTATTTTCTTCAGGAATAATGTCAGCAAAACCGTCTCCTGAAATAGTAATTTCTGAACTCGAACTTCTATAGCCGCTTCCTCTGTTTATAAAATCAGGTTGAGGTAAAGCGTTATTTCCGAGTCTCGGGTCTATTTCAACTTCTACAACAAAGGAGTTGTCTGTAACAGTAAAGACTGGCGGAGCAGCGTCTGTATAATTACTACCCGGATCCCATATTAAGACATTTTGAAAACTTCCTTGAAATACATCAGCTCTTACTAGTGCTTGTGCACCTGTTCTAATATGTTGACAGCTTCCACTAACTGTTGAATTTGAACTCACTGCTACAAAAGTACCAAAATTATTAAGATCAGCATATGCTACCGAAGTCCAATTTTGACTCGATGGCAATTCTTTTGATTCCCATGTAAGACCAAATTGTGATTGGAAAACAAAATTACTAGCTACGCCNTCAAAATCTCCTACAGCCATAAACAACCCGTTTCCAACTTTTACATCTTTTACACTTACTTCTGTTNTTCCNANACCTGTATTATATTCAATTGTTCCGCCAACAAGCCATGTTTCGCCGTGATCTAATGAAAATATAGTTTTTCCTGTGGCATCGACTGCAATAAATCTATTATTATGATAAACTAAGCTCACCCAATCATAATTTCCTGCAGGTATAACATTACTATACATAGACCAATTAATGCCATCGGTTGAGTATGCAACATCTTTCGTATTAGATCCTGCTATTGCAAGAAAAGTACCTGCTCCATATTCAACTGCTTGCCACTGATCTCCTGTAGAATCATCTCCTGTAGGGAGAGTCATAGCACTCCACGAGAGTCCGTTAACGCTATATGCTCCATTATTACTATTTTCAGCAATTAATACAAATGTATTATTACCAAATGCAGCATCTACCCAATTTTCTGTAGATGGCAATGCTCGCGTGATCCAAGAATCGCCGTCATATGAAAAACTTAATCTACTTTCATTACTGGCTATTGCAATAAATCTATCCAATCCAGGGACAACTTTCGTAAATGAACCTTGAAAGGACAATTCACGTTCTTGCCAGTTGATACCATTTTCGCTAAAATATACAAATTGATCATTATCAATTAAAATAAAACGTCCGCCAACCGGAGTACCTGTTTCAGTAAAAGTTAAAATACTGTTTGAGCTATCGTCTGAAACTGATTCAACTGTTATTGTAATATCGTTAGCAGGACTTGCTCCTCCTAACTGTGTTCCTGATATTGTTATAGTATCTCCTATAGCATATCCTAAGCCGCCACTAGATAGTGTAGTATTATATACTGCACCGACTCGTTCAACTCTAAATTCTGCTGCCGCTGGATCACCATCGAAAGTTTCTCCAGTTCCTAACTGCGCTGTTAATCCAAGATACGTTTTTGTATGCCCTCCGAAAGCAATATCTATAAATTCTCTCGATGCCGGCAAACCCCTATTAGTAGTAGTAAAGTTAGGTTTTGTAGCAACAATTCTAGGTTCTATTCTGTATTGTGCTGTAGAATCTAACGACTGTTCAATTGGCGTACCTGGCACAACATGGTCCCAGCCTGGCTGGTCGTCGCTATCTTTTAGTACGTCTACAACTCGAGTTACTGGATCAAAATCAGCAATATAGCCATACTGCCCTCCTCCGTCTCCTGAAATTATTAATATTCTACAGCCAACAATTTCCGATATATCTTTTGTAACATCAGTTGCCGATAATGTAATCGAAGATGTTGAATCCACAGTTACTTGTGCATAACCCTGTCTTATTAAGAACCCACTGCCGCCTTCGCTACCTGATCCCTGTGTGTTAATTAACCTTGCCTCAGACAGTGCTCCTGTTCTAAAGGATTTATATTCAACATCTGCAAAATCCCCAGCACCGACAATTTCTGCATCTGCGGTTGTATATTCTTGTCCTGTATTTGTATATTCAAATACATAAACATGATCGTTCGCGCCGCCTGCAAATGCTTGCTTTACTTGTGCTTCGTTATTTCTATTCCAAACTAAGCAATCATCAGGAGTTTCGTCTAAATCGTTTCCTTGTGCAATACTTCCAAAACTTCCGTATGAGTTATTTCCATTAGTAGCTCGTATTACACCGCCATTTTCTGCAAAATATCCAATTTGACAATAGTATGTAAAGACTGATACAAGTTCTGCTCTTGCATTGTTTGTAATCCAGGCACCGATGCCGTCCGATAATACTTGTGTAAAGTCGTTTGATGTCATTGATTTATTTCCGCCATTGTGTAGAGAGCCATCAACTTTTTTACCAATACATCCTGTGCCAATATTTGTAACTCCTTGGATATAAGGAGAACGATTTTTAATCCATGTACGTTCGTCATCTGGTCCCCAACCTGGATCAAGGCTTACACAAGCTCCTCCAGTTGGTCTTTGATATAATTCAAAAACTTCTGGCGGACGTAGTACTCCCACTAGTCCTTCAGTGGTACAATTTCGCAAGCCTGTTGTGTCTCGCATATAAAAGAGGTCATCAAGTTGGCTTCCGAGAGCAGCATTTGTCCATCTTCTTGCTGCTAGCAATGTTCTATGATTTCCAGAATATTTTAAATCTTGTATGATGCCGCGTAGCATTGCATAAACATCTTCTCTAATTTGTCTTTCATCAAATACAATACTAGGATATGTATCTTGTAAGAATAAAAATACATCTCTAGCAATAAGTTTTCTGTTGTTAAGTAATTGTACTCCTGCATTTATAAGAGATAACTCAGATGTTAATTCGTTTGTTCCTACGTTAGTAGGATCTGTATCTCCGCTTTCAACTCTGTATCTAATATAACTTTCGTAATCGGTCATTAATTCTGTAATTCTAATAGCTGCAAACCCATTAGATAAAGCATCATCATTAAAGTTTTGCTCAATGTTATTTCCAGAATACACTGACACTGGTTGATTTAAAAGGATTCCTTCTAAAAGACTTGTTATGTGTATATTATAAGCACTTACATATTGTAAACCGTCTTGATATGCCGGAATAGGCTGATTGGCGGAAATAACTGTAGCTCTTAATTCATCACCTACAACTGCACATCCTGCAGGAATGCTTAATGGTGCCTTTTCGTGATATTTTCCAGTAGAAACTGCAATTTTAGTAGGAGACAACGGATCGAAATTATCTTCTATATATTCACAGGCAAATCTTACACTTCTAAATGGTTTGTCGAAAGATATTCCGTAGCCGTCGTCGTCTTCTCCTAGAGGAGAAACATATATTACATCAGAATCATTTAAAAATCTTCTCCAAAAAACTTCTAAATCAGAAGATACTGACAATGCTTGTCCTTCTTCTCCAATTGGTACTCTTGTATCTGATAATGTACTTCCGTCTCCGTAGTTTTCTCTAGAAAGCCCGTAGGTTAAAAGATCACCCTTATCGTGCAGACCACCTGGTCTGCCTGCTTGTATTAATAAATCCCAATATTCAAATCCGCTGCCGTTGTCGCCTGGAGAATTATCGTAAACTGCTTCGTGTTCAAAATTACATTTATATGCTGTTCCTAGATGATATACAACATGACCAACAGAATAATAATTTCCCACATTCCAATTTTCAACAAAGTTTTGACCTTTATTAACTAATTCCCATAAATCTGGATCTAAATAATCTGCACTACTTCCATCTGTCGCTGTTGTATTAATATCGCTTTTTGCAATATATAAATCACCACCTCTTAAAACAACATCACCTGTTTTATAAACTGTAGTAATTTCCCAATCGTCTACAAATCTATATGCACTTGCAAGTATAATCCAATTTTGCGTACTATCATTACTTGTACCGCTCGGTTCAGTATCGTAGTTATTGTTTATAGCATAGTACAAAAATCCGCCGTGTCTTACGATATCGCCTTGGTTATAAAAAGTAATATTATTCCATTCGCCGTTATTTTGCGATCCTGGAAATTCTAAGTCAAAAACTCTATCGTCTAAGTTAGTTGGATTTGATGTATGTGTTTCGGTACAACGAAAAATTGTAGCACCATACTTTACTAAATCATTCTTTCTATATTCTGTACTTGGCTGCCATTCTCCGACATACTCAACACCTTCGTGAAATACTGTCCAATCATTAACATTATCTTCAAGTATTGCTCCACTTAAATGTGCAAATTCACATTTGTATGCAATACCGTTATATTTTACAACAGATCCAGGACCATACGAAGTATTTTGTTGCCAATCTCCTACAAATCCTTGATGTAGTGTTTTTTCAGTCCAGTGAGCAATGTCAGCAAAAAATGTACTAGCGAGGTGATCTTGTACACATTCCCACAAATTACCATCGAACAAAATGATATCACCTAAGTTATATTCTGTGCCTTCTGTCCACGATCCTACAAAAGACTTACCGCTAGTCATTACAACCCATCTAGGAGCAGGTTGCGGAGGATTTGATCCTACTACAATGGCGTCTAAATCTTCTCTAAACACTCCGGCAGTATGACCTATCACACAGACATAGCTCTTACCATTAACTCTAACTATGTCATCTCTTTTGTATATAATTCCTGAAGTCCAATCACCTCTCCAGTTATATTTAAATCTATCTAACTTAAATTCAGCCATTTTTAATCCTTATTTAATTACCTGGTCTTCTGGTACTTCCCCATATGCAGGAGTTGAAATATTATCTGGGTATTCGTATGCTTCCGAAATACGTTGTATAAATTGTCCATCTTCCGGATCAATATAGTAAAGTAAACTTCTACCATCCCATTTAATTTGCGGATAGCGTAAGTTTTGATATACAACATCGTGTTCTGCATCAATGCCTTCTAAAAAGTCAATACCTTCTTCAAAGTCCGGATAGTTATTCTCAGCAATACCTACATCGTTAATTGTTGCAGTATTACCCGCACCAAATGCTAACTGATCAGACACCATTAGATAAAGTTCGCCGTCTTCATTTCTGCGTAATCCGTAAAAATATCTTTTAATAAATCCTGCTTGTACGTCTTGAGGACTAGTGCCAATATAATAACTCATTATGTAATCTCCACATAGCTTACTACAACATCTACCGAATCATCTAAACTAGATGATACTAACAGTCTGTTGCTCGGTGCTAAAACTAATTTTTCTCCAGTTGATACAGCTCTTAAACTCGAACCTGCTGGTAAAATTGTATCTTTTAAATAATAACCAGTAACGCTAGTATCGTCTTCGATAAGAACATTAACGTACAAAAACTTATCAGTCAAGTTAGTAAAACTTAATCCTAATATTGTTGCTCTTGTACTAGGTGCAGTTTCGTAAATCTCTACTGGAACTGTTCCACAATTTTTTATTACTGTATTTTTTAATATAGTTGCCATGTTTTCTTATCCAAATATTAATACCTTTTCAATAGCGATGTTTTCTGCGTCTGCAAAACTAATACCGCCTGACGATCCTGCAACAGATACCCAACTAGTTCCGTCGTACAACTCAACCCTCGAATCTTCAGTGTTATATCTCACCATACCCTGTACACCTGTGGGTCTTGTTGCATTATTGCCTACAGGTAAAACCACGCCGTATGGGTCTGTAAATTCTACATATCCTGTTCCTGTAGTTGAAAACGTAGTATTACTATTAGGAACCGTATTAGTTATTCGGTTATCCTTAAATGCAAAGTTCTCAAATACTACACTACCAGTGCCGTTAGCATAAAACGTAAGATCCGTATTTGTTGTAACTGTACTTATCACATTCCCGTCTATCTCGATGTCATCTACGGTTAATCTTTTAGTATTAAGTCGAGAAGTATCTAAATCTGCAACTAGTTCTCCTTGAGAATAAAATCTAATTATATTATCGTTAGCACCTTCTGTTAATTCAGCAGTAATTTTAGTATCGCCGTCAAGGTCTGAAAGTCCACTTAGGCTTAGCCAGTTAGTTCCATTATAACCTTCAAATCTTGCAGATTCATTATTAAATCTTATTTGACCTGCTTGTGCAGTAGGTCTTTGTGCATCATTACCTACCGGCAATGCTATTGCACCTGTTGAATCAATTACTACACGCTCACTTCCAGGAGTTATTGTAAAATCACCTGTACTTGTAATAGTTGAATTGTTAATCGTAAATGTGTCAATAATGATAGAACCTGTGCCGGCTGCACGTAATTCTAAATCACTATTGCTATTTGTAGTAGTAATATAGTTATCGTCAACAAGAATATCACCTGTACTAAATCTATTAGCTTCTATAGTACCTGTAGAAACAATATTTCCTACTGTAAATGTTCCGTTAACATCTAAATTATTTTCAATAACAACATCATTATTAGGAATATTAATTATTCCAGAACCATTTGCTCTTAATTCTAAATCACTATTTGAAAGTGTAGTGGTTATTACATTTCCTGCAATTTGAATATCTTCAAACTGTGCAGTAGAACTTACAGTTATTGTACCAGATATAGAAGCATTTTTGCTTATATCTATATTGCCTGTTATTTCAGTATTTCCTGTCTGTGTTATATCACCATTAACTGTAGTATTGCTTAGAGTAGCTGTACCGTTAACTGTTAAGTCTTGTTCTATAAGAACATCGTTAGTTGGAATTAATATTTCACCAGTACCATTAGCACGTAGTTCTAGATCTGAATCACTAGTAGTTGTAGTAATAAAGTTGTCGTCAATTAAGATATCACCAGTGCTAAATCTATTAGCAGTAATAGTACCTGCACTATTGATATCACCAACAGTTATTGTGCCGTCGACTGCTAAATCATTTACAATATGCACATCATTATTTGGTATTAGAATTTCACCAGTGCCATTTGCACGTAATTCTAAATCTGCGTTTGATGTAGTAGTAGTAATAAAATTATCGTCAACTAGTATTTCTTCAAACTGTGCAGAGCGTGTAACAGTTAAGTCTCCGCCAACAGATACATCGCTTGTAATTGTATAATCACCACTTTGAGTTATATCTCCTGTGATGTTTATAGTGCCGCTTAATGATGTATCACCTAATGTTGCATCACCGTTAACAAATAAATTATTTGTAATTCTTACATCATTATTTGGTATTAAGATCTCACCAGTACCGTTAGCACGTAGTTCTAGATCACTATTTGAATTTGTTGTAGCAATAAAGTTGTCTTCAATTAAAATATTACCGTTGGTAATTTCTCCAGCAATTTCAAAATTGCCTGTTTGAACTAAATTGCCTGTATGTGTTATTGTGCCAGTAATAGTTGTATCTTGTAGATCTGTATTACCGCTTACTGTTAATGCTTGGCCAAATATTACATCATTTGTAGGAATATTAATAGTACCACTGCCATTAGCACGTAGCTCTAAATCACTATTTGAAAGAGTTGTTTCAATAGTGTTAGAATCTATTTGAATATTGCCGTTTGTAAACGAACCAGTAATTGAATAGTTGCCAGTTTGTGTAGTGTCGCCTATATGTGTAAGCGTTCCTGTAATCGCTGTATCTTGTAAATCAGTGTCGCCGCTTACAGTTAAATTGTTGTTAATTTGTACATCATTATTTGGTATTAAAATTTCACCAGTGCCATTAGCACGTAGTTCTAGATCTGAATTACTATCAGTTGTAGTAATAAAGTTATCTTCGATTAAAATATTACCATTAGTAATTTCACCAGCAATTTCAAAATTTCCAGTTTGTGTAGTGTTTCCTACATGTATTATTGTACCGGTAATTGTTGTATCTGCAAGTGTAGTGAGACCTTCAACTGTTAAATTTTGTGTAATATTAACATCATTGTTAGGTATTAGGATTTCACCAGTTCCGTTAGCACGTAATTCTAAATTGCTATTGCTTTGTGTAGTTGTAATGTAATTGTCATCAACTAAAATATCGCCAGTACTAAAACTAATAGCAGTAATTGATCCAGTTGTTGTTAAAGTATTTGCTGTTATTTCACCTACAACTGTAAGATCGTTTGTAATTTCTACATCATTGTTAGGTACTAGAATATTACCTGTTCCGTTTGCACGTAGTTCTAAATTTGCATTTGAAGTTGTTGTAGTAATGTAGTTGTCATCAACTAAAATTTCTTCAAACTGTGCTGCACCGCTAACTGTTAATGTTTGATCAACTACTAGTGAACCTGCTAAATCTAGTTCCCCTGATAGGTTTACATTTCCTGTTACTGTTAACAATCCTGAAACATTTGTTGTAGACAAATTAGTAGTACCATCTACATTCAAATCGTTGTCAATTTGTACGTTGTTAGACGGCACTAATACATCACCAGTACCGTTGGCACGTAATTCTAGATCACTGTTTGATGCAGTAGTAGTAATGTAGTTGTCTCTAATTTCAATATCGTCTGCATTTATTTGATTAATGTATAGATTTTTCCAGCGAAGAGATGTAGTACCGAGACTATATGTACTAGTAGTACTTGGAATAATATCTGAATCAATTCCTGCAACAATTTGTATTGTGTCAGTTGCTTCATCACCAATAGTAATATTACCGCCAATAGTAACGTTTCCAGTAACATCTAAATTACCAGCAACATTTACATCACCGTTTAAATTAAGTTCTTGATTGCTAGGTGATAAATTAATATCTCCGCTTAAACTAGATACAGTGTTTCCGCTAATTCTTAAATTTCCTGTATCTATTTTAGTAGCATCAATAAATGTTGTATTCGATCCATCTGTTATTGTTAACCCGCCAGCGGTATTAATTGTAAAGTTGGCTGCATTAAAACTAATATTACCAGTTTGTTGATCAACAAAGAATAAATCTCCAACTCTAAAATCGCCATCTTGGTCGACAGTATTGTATCTAATTTTAGCATCGTTAGTTTCAATTACTTCATTGTCTTGAATAATCGCTTCGGCTTCGTTAGTAAATTCTTTACCAACACCAATATATGCCATATTGTGTCCAATTGCATACATTAAAACGCCCGAGCCGTCGCCAACTAATCCATAATTTCCGTAAACACTTGCAGAAGCAATTAATCTAACTTCTGCACCAAAGTCCATTAAGTCGTAATTTTCAATACTTGTAGCAGTTGCACCACTTCCTACTGTTGCTACAATCGATTGTGGGGTAAAATCAAATCCTAATAAATCTGTGTTTTTGCCATCGACTATAAGAGTATTGCCGCTAACATCGTCTACACTAACATTAATTACAGTTGATGAATCTGTTGATGTAAATTCTACTGTATCACCTGCGGCAAATGTTCCACTTACTCCGCCGAGTTTAATTCGTGTTTTACCATTTCCGTATATTCCGTCATTAGAGTCAAAAGCATACATCGAACGATTGGCAAAATATGTAAAACTGTTTAACCACTCGATTCTAGCACCGTTAGTTGCAGTAAGTCCGTCAACACCGGGCGTTATAAATGTAACGCTGTGGAATAACATTGCTGCTTCTTTTGAGTTAGCAGTTGCATAAGCACCGTCAACGTATGCTCCTTTACCTGCATCTCCTGTATCGAAGCCTCTCGGATCATTTACACTTGTAGTACTACCTTGAGTAATTACACTTACATTTTTAATATACGGCGAACGACTATTTACTTCAAAATCTGTCGCAAAACGGAAAGCATATCCGTTATCTGGAAACACTCTAGTATCGCCGTTGCAACTAAAAGTTAATCCGCTTAAAAATACATTATTGCCGATAGTTGCGGTACCACCGGAATGTGTTAATACTAGTACTCCAGTAGTATGTGTATAAGTTGCTCCTGTTATAGAGTAATCAATGCCGCCGATATTAATTGTGCCGCCGCTTACATAAGTATGAGCTTTGTCAGTTATTCCGACATTAACAGTTGTGCTTCCTGCACTTGCACTATTAACTTCAAAAAAGTTTCCGCCACTAAAGAAATCTGCAACAGTAAGATCTTCTATTGTAGTTTCGCCATTTAATAAAAATGTATCGTTATAACGTGTTTCAGTTGTTGGAACAATTTTAACTGATCTTATTCCTGTACCTTTAATACTTACTCCTTGAGGTACAGTTAATGGAAATTCTTCTGTAAATACACCTGGAGAAATATGAACAGTGTCTCCAGAAGTTGCTTGGCTAAGAGCATGTTTTATACTTGCAAACGGATCTTGGTAATGTGTGCCAGTTTTAGTATCATCGCCGTTTTCTGCAACATAAAAAATATTTCCATGTCTTAATGTAAGATCAATTCCTTCAACAATCAAGTCTTGAGAATCAACATTGCTTGCATACAAGTTAGTAGCCCAAACGTCTTTCCAAGATTTACCTAATTCGCCTAAATTATATGTATCCGTATCATTTGGAATAATATCTGATGCTATTTCTGCATTAATAGTAATGCTATCTGTATCTGCATCACCGATTATAACATTGCCGTCTGCTGTAATGTTTCCAGTAGCATGAATATTGCCGTCAACATTTAAATTTGAGTGTATTTGAACACTACCACTTCCGTTTGGACGGAGTTCTAAGTTTGCGTTTGAGTCGTTAGTTGAAATGGTATTACCTTCAACATCGATGCTATCTACACGTAATCTATTTAGAGAAACAACAGTGTCAAGTGTTGCTAAATTTAGGTATTGTTTAGTTGTACTAATAGTATTGCCGCTAATATTAATATCGGCAATGTCTGCTTCATTAGTAACTATTAAATCTGTAGTACGAGTTGTACCGTTAATATCTATTTCGTATTCAGGATTAGATTTCTTAACGCCGATGCGCTGATTATTAACATCTAGATATAATAAGTCTGTCTCAAAGGCTAGGTCGATCCCATTACGGATCAAGTTAGACTTTAAGAGCGGACCTGATATGCGACCAACAGCCATCTCTTCTCCTCAATACGGGGATCCTGTCCCTCTAGCCTAAATTTTCAGCTTTCGCTCTTTGCTGGCTAACCACAGTTCGTCCTGCAAAGTGTGTCTGAGACACTGGTCTTACTTTGCATTAATAGTATTTATCGATTATAGAAATAATAGCTGTATTAGCCGT